GGTGCACAGGGTATTCAAGGAAAACAAGGTATAACAGGTAATCAAGGTACTCAAGGAAGACAAGGTACTCAAGGTAAACAAGGTACAATTGGTCTTAGTGTAACAGGTGCACAGGGTATTCAAGGAAAACAAGGTATAACAGGTAATCAAGGTATTCAAGGAAGACAAGGTACTCAAGGTAAACAAGGTACAATTGGTCTTAGTGTAACAGGTGCACAGGGTACTCAAGGTAAACAAGGTACTATAGGAGCATTAGGAGATACAGGTATTCAAGGTATTCAAGGTAAACAAGGTAAAATTGGTACAACAGGTACAACAGGTAATCAGGGTACTCAAGGTAAACAAGGTACTATTGGTACAACAGGTACAACAGGTAACCAGGGTACTCAAGGTAGACAAGGTACTATAGGTACAACAGGTACAACAGGTAATCAGGGTACTCAAGGAAGACAAGGTACTATTGGTACAACAGGTACAACAGGTAATCAAGGTACTCAAGGTACTATTGGCCCCGTAGCAGGTTCAAATACTGAAGTTATTTTTAATAATAGTGGAGTTGCAGGAGCATCAGCTGAATTTACTTTTACTACGGGTACAGGATTAGTAACTGCTCAAAGATTAAATGTTGGATCATCAGCTGGAACAAATAGTACAGATGGTTTAATTAGAGCTGCAAATGATGTAATTGCATTTGCAACTTCAGATAAAAGATTAAAAACTAATATATTACCAATACCAAACGCTTTAGATAAAGTAATAATGATGAATGGTGTTGAATTTGATTGGTTAGAATTTGAAGCTAATAAAACACAAGCTATACATGCTAATAAAGGACATGATGTAGGTGTTATAGCACAAGAAATAGAAGCTATATTTCCAGAATTAGTTGATACAAGAGCTAATGGTTATAAAGCGGTTAGATACGATAGATTAGTAGCTGTATTAATTGAAGCTGTTAAAGAACTTAATATTAAAATTAAAAATTTAGAAAATAAATAGTTATGGCTTCAACATCATTAACTTCAGCTTCTTTAAGTTCTTTAATCTTAACTAGAGGTTCAGTTACCGTAGCTAATAATTATGGATTAGAAGATGTATTTAATACTATAGGGGCACAAGCAGCCCTTCCAGGTATTGCTGTAACTGGTAATTATGACTTAGATGATTTAAATGGGTTAGATAATTCATATGCTGCAAATAATTTCGCTACAGGTCATTTTAGAACTCTTCAATCTCCTGCAGGTCAAGATGCTAATAGTAATATTTATTTTTGCAGTTATAATGGAAATTATGTAGCTAGAAGTTTTAAAAGTGGTACAACTACAATTTATAAAAATGGTTCATCAGCTGGAACAATTACTTCAGCAAGAGGTACTTTATCATTAAATTCATTAGTAGTTGGAGATAGAATATCTGGTGATAAACCTTTTGTTTTTTATCATAGTACAAATCCAGGTGTTCAAGGAGCTTATGGAGGATATATGGGTTATCAATTTGCTACAAGAATAGATAGACGAACTATAACTTTTCATATTTTTAATTTAGATAGTGTTAATAGTACTTCATATGTTATATTATATACATCTACATCCGATGCAAATGTTACTTCTATGACTTCAGTATCTTCAGGAACTATAACTGCAGGATCTTATGCTTCATATGGACCAACAGCTACTCAAGGAAATTATTATATTTTAACAAGTGGTTTAACTTGTTGTGTTCGTGGAGATTATCCATCGTCTGATGTTGTTATGATGTATCCTATGTCACAAGAAAATTTATATGGTTGGTTTTCTTCAAATGGTCATACTTTTTCAGTAAATAACGCAGAATGTGCAAGATTAGATTCAGGGGGAGGTGATGATATATTAGGCCGAGATGTTGATAATCAATCTACAACAATCATAGGCTCCTTAGGCACGGGTAATGGAAATACTTTTACTTCTGATGGTGTTTCTACAATAACAGGAGGAAATTATTTTAGTGGAGAAGCATCTGTTGTGTATAATTCATCCTTTGCAGGAACTGTTAGAGCTGGAACTATATTTGCAGCTGAATCACAAGGTGATGGTAATGGAACAGAAATGACATCATTTACATCAGCAACTGCTCATGGTAGAATGTGTGTAAGTGGTGGAGGTGCAGCTTGGAATGCTTTTGTAAAAGTAGGTTGGTCTGCATCTGGAGGAACAACTGCCTTAGTATATCCTGATTATGGTGATGTAATAATGAGATTTAATTCTGCAGGAACTTTTCAAGAAGCACTACCTTTTAGTGGTAACAATACAACAGAACCTTACTTATCTTCAGCTTATTTTGGAAACGGTTCAGGAACAGGAACATCAGCCAATGCTGGTGATTTTTTCCTATGCAATGTAGCAGTTCAAGGTTACCAAGATACAGATGCAAGTGATAAAGATGAAGCAAATATGATAATGACTAATGATGTTGACTCTATTACAGCAAATACTTATGTAATTTATGCACATACTGAAGAATTAGAAGGAGTAAGTAGTGCAACAGATGCTTGTAATGAAATAGGAACATCATATTCTCATGAAGTATATTCACCTGGTTCATTCGCTGATGGAAATGTAATTTTTAATGATGATGTATTTTTTGAACCTTTTGGGGGTGGTACTAATTATTTTATATATTACTCTGGTAGAAGTAAGTTTAGTTTTCAATGTAGTGGTGAAGGAATAATATCAAATCTCGCTAGTTGTTAATGTATACTTTTTTAAAAGACAAAATTCTAGATGAAAGAAATCATGAAGTAATGATGGATTGGGAAACTCCTATTATGAAAGAACATGCTAGAGTTGTAACTAAAAACGGAGGAGATATATTAGAAATAGGATTTGGAATGGGGATATGCTCTAGTTTTATACAACAAGCTAATATTAAATCTCATACTATAATTGAAATACATAATCAAGTTTTTGATAGATTATTAGAATGGGCTAAAGATAAACCTAATGTTATTCCTATAAAAGGTGATTGGTTTAATAGTATTCCAAATAAAAAATATGATGGTATAATGCATGATACTTGGGAAGATAAAAACTATCATAATTTTATTCCTATAGCTAAAAATCATTTAAAATCTAAAGGAATAATAACTTATTATACTCCAACCCCAAAACAGATAATTGAAAATCAATTTAAAGATACTAACAGTAAATTAACAGTTACAAAAATTAATGTTAATCCTCCTACTAAAAATATGAATTATAAATATTTTGATAGAAAAGATTATTATTGTATTGAAATTGTTGTTGATTAGACGACTTTTTTCTATATTTATAATAAAATTATAATTATGGCTGTAATCCCAATTTATCCTGGTTCATCATCTTTTTTTCCTGGAGATACACCTTTTGGATTTTATGATAATCAATATGATTTCCAAACAGATGCTGATAGAGTAGTAACATATGTTGCAAGAAGATTAGGTTATCCTATAATGGATGTTGAATTACAAGATTTAAATTTTTATGCTGCATTTGAAGATGCAGTTACAACTTATGGTAATGAATTATACGCTTATAAAGTAAGAGAAAACTATTTATCTATTGAAGGATCCCCAACAGCATCTAATTTAAACCATGAATTAATAACTCCTAATTTTGCTAGTGTAGTAAGATACTCAGAACAATATGGAGAAGAAGCAGGTACTGGAGGTACTACAACTTGGTATTCAGGATCTATTCCTGTTACGGCTGGTCAACAAGATTATAATTTAAAAACATGGGCATCAGCTTCTTTGGGATTAGATAATAAAGATTTTATTGAAGTAAAAAGAGTATTTTTTGAAGCAACCCCAGCAATTGTTAAATTCTTTGATCCTTATGCTGGTACAGGTACAGGAATAATGAATATGATGGATTCTTTTGGATGGGGAAATTATTCTCCTGCAACTAATTTTTTATTAATGCCTCTTAATTTTGACATTGCAAAAATTCAAGCAATAGAAATGAGTGATACAGTTAGAAGATCACAATTTTCATTCGAATTAATTAATAATAATTTAAGAATATTTCCAATACCTCAAAATAGTGGACATTTAAACATACAATATATAAAATTATCAGAAAGAAATGATCCTATATCAAAATATCCTAGAGGACAATATAATGTAACTAATGTTTCAAATGTTAATTATTGTAATCCTGATTATTGTCAGATAAATTCTATAGGTAGAAGTTGGATATTTGATTACACATTAGCTGTATGTAAAGAAATATTAGGATATATTAGGGGTAAATATTCACAAGTACCAATTCCTGGAGCAGAAACAACATTAAACCAACAAGATTTATTATCAGCTGCCTCAGATGAAAAATTAGCATTAATTACAAGATTAAGAGAATATTTTGATGAAACATCAAGAAGTAATTTATTAGCAGTTAAAGCAGCAGAGGCAGAATCGTTACAAAAAATAGAAGCAGCAGTACCTTACCCAATTTATATAGGATAATATGGCATTATTTGGAGGAGCAAGAGACGTAAGTATGTTTAGAGGAATTAGTAGAGAACTAATGTGGGATATTATTGTTCAAGAATGCGCTCTTTATAAATTTAGGTTAGAAGAAACTAATGTTAATATTTATGGTGAAGCTGCTGAAGAAAAATACTATGAAGCTCCAATGTTACTTAATGTATTAATTGATAGACAAGATCAAAATTTCCCTGAATCTGATTTAGGAGTTAATTTTACAGGAGGACGTACATTTAGATTTTTAAGAGATGATTTAGCAGGAGTAAAAGGTAATAGAACAGGTAATATAGGAGTAATTGTTCCTGAAGTTGGTGATATTATATGGTATGAAAATGGGTACTATGAAATATATAAATTAATAAACAACCAATTATTTGTAGGTAAAGACCCAGATTATCCTAACCAAGATGATAATGGTAATAATCCATATGGTAATTATGATTTAGCTAGTTTTGGTTATGATGTATCTATAATAGCAGAAGCACATTATGTACCAGCAGATAGAGTAGGAATTTCACAAGAAAGATTAATATCAAGTATAAAACATGTCAAATAGGGGAAGAAAAGTAATACCAAAAACTCAAAAAGAAATAAGTAAGGGGATGCATACCCCTTATTCTAAAGAAATAGGTAATCCTAATAACGCTTCATATCAAATTACTGATAGAAGTAATCAGGTTTCTTTTAAGGGAGACACTGTAAAACCTTTTACAGTTGGGTTATATGATATAGATGAAACTATACTTTATTATTTTAATAATGTAATTAAACCTACAGTTATTCAAAATGGTAAAAGAATAGAAGTTCCTGTAATATATGCTGATTCTGAAAGATGGAATCAAATTCAAAAAAATGGTTATTTTAGAGATAAAAAAGGAAGAATAATGATGCCTTTAATTACTTTTAAAAGAACTAATATAGAAAAAAATAGAACAGTTACTAATAAATTAGATGCTAATTTTCCTAATAATTATAGGGTATATGAAAAATCTTATAGCTCTAATAACACTTATGATAAATTTAATATATTAAATAATAGAAGACCTACTAAAAATATGTATGCAGTTGTAGTTCCTGATTATGTAACATTAAATTATGATTGTATAATTTCAACATATTATATGGAACAAATGAATGGTATAGTAGAAGCTATCAATTATGCATCAGATTCTTATTGGGGGAATCCTGAAAGATATCAATTTAGAGCAAGAATAGATTCTGTTGCAACTAACATTGATATGCCTGCAGATAATGATAGATTAGTTAAAAGTACATTTAGTATAAAAATGTATGGTTATATAGTACCTAATATACTTCAAAAAGATTTATCATCAATAAAAAAATATAATTCAAAAGCTAAAATTTCTTTTAACCCTGAGATGGTAAGTAATATAAATGAAGTAGAATCTTCTCCACCTAATAGAACAAATATACCTCATGGGGATTATGTAGGGTTTGTTGATCCACCATCAACAAGAGAACCTTCTAATAGAATTAATACTAATAGAGTACCCCCATCTCCTCCACCAGAGTAATTAATTTTAAATAAAAACTTAATATGTATAATTGATAATAAGTTTAAAATATTAATCTAAAAATAAAAGTAATGTCAGAAGAAAAAGTTTTATCTCAAGAAGAAATTGATAATATAAAAAAGATAAGAGAAGATTTTCAAACTTTAGTAGAAAATGTAGGAGATGTAGAAGTAGCAATGATGAATCTCAATATTAAAAAGAAAAATTATACAAAAGATTTAGAAAAAATTCAACAAAAAGAACAAAAAATAGCTGAAGAATTAGAAAAAAAATATGGTAAAGGAAATATTTCTTTAGAAACTGGAAAGTTTACCCCAATTGGGTAGTTTTAAGAAAAAATATAATATTTATAATAAAATAAAATAACATAAAAATGGCAGAAGTATTAATATCACCGGGTGTTTTAGCAAGAGAAAACGACCAATCACAAATAACATCACAACCAGTACAAGCTGGGGCTGCGATTATTGGACCAGCTGTAAAAGGTCAACAAAATATACCTAAATTAGTAACTAGTTATTCAGAATATCAAGCTAATTTTGGAACTACTTTTTTAAGTGGATCAAATCAGTATACTTATTTTACTTCGATTTCTGCTTATAATTACTTTCAAAATGGAGGAACTTCATTATTAGTAACTAGAGTTACACCTGGAGCTTTTTCACCAGCTACTTCATCAATAATTCAAAGTGCAGAAGAATCAGGTGTTGTTAATTTAAATACTAATTTATTTTCAAGTTGGAATTTAGGAACAGGAATTAGTGGATCATCTGCTACTTCTACAGCTGTAGCAACAACAGTTCTACCAGCAGGAGGAACTGGATTAACATTGAATGTTGTAACAACTAGTTCTGCTGGAAAATTAGATGGAACACTTAACGCTATATTTCCTGAACAAACAACAGCAGGAGCAAATATGGTTGCAGCTACATATAATGATGTAATAGTAACTTCAAGTTTAGGTAATACAAGTGCTTTAGCAAGATGTGTAGTAGCTTCAGCAACAGCTTTTACTTCAATTCAATTTGTAGATAATGCAGGAGCATTTACAACAGGATCAGGATTTTTTAATGGTGAAGTACTAAGTTTTTCATCTCAATCTTTAGGAGCAACTGTTGCGGGGGGAACAAATCCTCAATTTACTATTGGGACTACTTCAACTGATAAAGGTTTATTTGTTGAACCAACAGCAATAACAGTTGATGGTGCTGGAACTGGATACGCAGTAGGAGATGTATTAACAGTAGCTAAAGCTAATCTTGGACCATCTGATAATGATTTAACAATAAATTTAACAGCTGCTGATATAGTAAATTTTGAATCTTTTGTGTTAGAAACAATAGCTGATGGTAATATAATGAATAGTGCAGGAACTACAGGAGCTAATGGTACATTAACCAACGGAACATCTGATAATTTTAGATGGGAAATAACAAACCCAAGTACTTCATCAGGTGTATTCTCATTATTACTTAGACAGGGTAATGATACAGCAACAGCAAAACAAGTAGTTGAAACTTATTCAAATATTTCATTAGATCCTTTAGCACCTAATTATATTTCAAAAGTAATTGGTGATCAAGTACAAACAGTAAGAGGATCAGGAACTGATGTTTATCTACAAACTTCTGGATCATATCCAAATGCTTCAAGATATATAAGAGTAAAAGAAGTAAATAAGAAAACTCCAAATTATTTTGATAATGCTGGAAGTCCTAAAGCAGAATTTACAGGTTCTATTCCAATTGCTAGTAATGGAACATTTGGAAATGGGATAGGTGATATAACAGGAAGTGGTGCACCTTCAAAATTCTACCAAGATATTGATAATGTTGATTCTCAAGGTTTAGTAGGATCAGATTATACTACAGCAATTAACCTATTAGCTAATAGAGATGATTTTAGATATAACTTAATTACTTCACCAGGTTTAATACTAGCAAATAGTGTTACAGGAGATGGTTGGACAACAATTCAATCAAATTGTGAAAATAGAGGAGATGCAATATTTGTGGGTGATTTAGTTAATTATAATGCTTCATTAACACAAGTAACAGGACAAGCAGCTTCAGTTGATTCTTCATATGTAGCTACATATTGGCCTTGGTTACAAGTAATAGACCCAGATTCAAGAGAATTAGTTTGGGTACCAGCATCTACAATGATACCAGGTGTTTATGCTTATAATGATAGAGCAGGTGAACCATGGTTTGCTCCAGCAGGTATTAATAGAGGAGGATTAGGAGCAGTTAATCAAGCAGAAAGAAAATTAACTAATACTAATAGAGATAATTTGTATACTGGAAAAGTAAATCCAATAGCAACATTCCCAGGACAAGGAATTGTAGTATTTGGACAGAAAACATTACAAACTAAAGCTAGTGCTTTAGATAGAGTAAATGTAAGAAGATTATTAATCACACTTAAAAATTATATTTCTCAAATCGCTGATACATTAGTATTTGAACAAAACACGGCAGCTACAAGAAATACATTCTTAAGTCAAGTTAATCCTTACTTAGAATCAGTACAACAAAGACAAGGTTTATATGCTTTTAAAGTTGTAATGGATAATTCAAATAACACACCAGATGTAATTGATAGAAATGAATTAATTGGTGCAGTTTATTTACAACCAACTAAAACAGCAGAATTTATTTACCTAGACTTTAACATTTTACCAACTGGAGCTACTTTCCCAGCATAAAAATGAAAAACAATAATATTTATAACAAAATAAAATAACAAAAAATGGCAGTATTAGATCCTAACGAAATATTTTTCACAGCTTTTGAACCAAAGGTAGCTAACCGATTTATATTGTATGTTGATGGTATACCATCGTATATAATTAAGGGAGTTAGTGGAATGGGGTTCGCGCAGGATGAAATAATATTAAATCATATAAACACTTATAGAAAAGTAAAAGGTAAATTAAGATGGAATGATTTAACAATGGAATTATTTGACCCTATTACACCTTCAGGGGCTCAAGCAGTAATGGAATGGACAAGATTACACCATGAATCAGTTACTGGTAGAGATGGTTATTCTGATTTCTATAAAAAAGATTTAACAATTGATGTATTGGGTCCTGTCGGAGATGTAGTTTCTGAATGGATTATTAAAGGTGCTTTTATTAAGGACGCATCATTTGGGGATATGAATTGGGATGATGATACTACAGTAATGAATATTTCTTTAACATTAGGAATGGATTATTGCGTATTAAATTTCTAAAAGAAAAACCATATATTTTACATTTAAGCTTGGCATACGTCAAGCTTTTTTGTATATTACATATGTATAACAAAATTAAGTTATTAACAAATAAGAATTATGTCTGAAAATAAATTTAAATTCCCTACTGAAGAAGTAGAATTACCATCAAGAGGCTTATTATATCCTAAAGATCATCCATTAAAATCTGGAAAGGTTGAAATGAAATATATGACAGCTAAAGAAGAAGATATTTTAACTAATCAGAATTATATATCTAAAGGAATTGTATTAGATAAATTATTACAATCTTTAATTGTTACTGATGTAAAACTTAAAGATATATTAATTGGTGATAAAAATGCTATTTTAATTGCTTCACGTATATTAGGGTATGGTAAAGATTATAAGATTAGGTATAAGGGTCAAGAACATACTGTAGATTTAAGTTTATTAGAAAATAAAAAAATAGATGAAGATTTATTTAAAGGTGGAAAAAATGAATTTGATTGGGAACTACCACATTCTGGAACTAAATTAACATTTAGATTGTTAACTGATGGTTTAGATAAAGAAATTGAAGCAGAAATTAAAGGTATTCAAAAAATTAATAAAGGAGCATCACCTGAAATTTCAACAAGAATGAAATATATAATTACTTCAGTAGAAGGAGACTCATCTGGTAAAACTATTAGAGATTTTGTTGATACTTATCTTTTAGCTCGAGATGCAAAAGCATTAAGAGATCATGTAATAAAAATACAACCTGATATAGAATTAAAAGCCACAATTACTAATGAGTATGATGAGCTTGAAGAAATAGATGTACCAATTTCTTTAAATTTTTTTTTCCCTGACGCCAACTGAAGCAGCTCAATATAGAAGTAATATTTTTTCACAAATTCATGAAATAGTTTTTAATGGTAAGGGAGGCTATGATTGGGATACTGTGTATAATATGCCCATATGGCTTCGTAATTTCACATTTAAAAAATTAGATGAATTTTATAAACAACAAGCAGAAGCTCGGAAACCTAAAAAGAATAATGATATAGATTTATCTAATCCTAATAAATCAAAACTTCCC